GTCATCGCTCATCTCCTTGATGATAGGGTGCACCCCGCATCAGCCGGTCACGGGCTGGCAGGGTCTGTCAGAAATCCTTGGCAGATGGTCCCGGCATGGGCCGGGCGGGGTCAGAACAGGCGGCTATGCGGCTGCCCAGCCGATGCGGTGCAGGTTCACCATCTCCGACACTCCGAAAGGAATTGGCGCAGCGGCGGTGCCGGGCAGTGATGCCTCCCGGTTCTCATAAAGATGCCCGGTCAGCAGCAGGGCAGCCGCTTTGAGCGCTGCGGGAACCTCCGGGTATCCCGCGACAAAGGTGATCGTCACCGCATCGTCGCGCGTAATCGTGGTGGGCCAGGACTTGCCGGTTTTCGGGCGGATGACGCAGTGATCTTCATCCTTGAACACGTAGAAATCGGTCAAAGGCGCGGTCTGCAACGTGTCGTTCCGGTCATAATAGGTGATCGAGGTCACCGATTGCACCGGGGCCTTTGGCAATTCCAGACCGCCACTGACTGAAGGATAGGATGCGGCCCAGGTTTCCTGCGTCAGGACCCGCCCCGCCATTTCCGCAACCATGTCGCAGGCCGCAGCAATCATCCCCTCGATCAGCCAGTTGTCCCGATCATCCGGTTCTTTGCACTGCTCGCGCGCCTCCGAAAGCGTCAGCACCTTTCCGGTGGCCGCAGTGACACGACTCAGAAACATCAGCCGGTCGCCTTTTCGGTTGCAGGCTGTGCCACCGCCGTTTCCGGTTTGCGCCTGGCCGCTTTTTTCAGGGCAGGTGCCGCCTCGGCCAGGCCGGGGGCTTTTTCTTTGGTTTGCGCCGGTTCCTCAACGGTTTCACGCGTGAAATCCGGGTCGATCTGTTCCGCCGCCAGCATCGCGGCCACTTCAGTCTCCGGGACAAAGACCATGTCGCCCCGGTTGCTGCCATCTGTGCGGGCTACCAGCAGCTTCACCTTCACCAGCTTCATGTCTCGCCTCCACATTTCAGGCACACCTTCTGCCCGGACATCACGACCGAAGATTTCACGACGGGCAGCGCCAGCGCACGCGGTGCAAACGGGCCTTTTGCCCGATAACCCTCAATCAGGATCAAGGGTTCGCTCGGCGGCAGAAACCACTTCAGAAACTTGCGCATCGCGCCCTCCATCGGCTCACAGAGACGGCGAGTTGCCCCGCCGCCCTTCGTCAGCCGATCTCAGGCGTTGCGCAGATACTTGACCGCCGCCGTGTCGGCCAGCTCGCCGTCCAGGCGGATGTAGCCGGCAATGCCGAAGCCCGGCCAGAAATCCTTGTCCTGAATCGCCCCGATCAGCGGCGCACCCACTTTGCGGACAAAGTATTTGCCGAAATCTCCGAACGCGATGATCCGCGCGGTCGTCGCCTGCGTCCCGGGCATGTCCTGGTTGATCGAATACGGCTTGCCCAGCAGGCGGTCCGGTTCGCCGTTCCGCACATCGCCCATCTGCCACAGATAGTTGCCCTGGCCGTCCTTCAGGCGACGGATCGCCAGCAGGATGTTGTCATGGAACATCCAGCGGCACTTCGGCGATGCCCGGTAAGCCGGATCGACCGAATGCAGCAGGCCCATGATTTCATCCGATGTCACGGCGGTGGCCGATGCGGCTGTGACGCCAAGTGTCGCGGCGGTCACAATCCCGTTTGGCTGGCCGGAACCCGTCCCCGTGGTCAGCCAGGCGTTCGCGCGGCGGCCCAGGCGTTCGCCCAGCAGATCGCCCAGCAGCTGTTCCATGTTGAAGATCGAATCGTTTGCCAGTTCATAGGAAACCCGCACCCATTCGGTCGAAGCCGAGAAACTGTCCAGCTGGCGCTGTGCAAAGACCGCATCTTCAGAACCGTCGTCGGTCAGTGTTGCGCCTTCGGTCTGCGCGGCGGCCACCTTGGCGGTGTCGTCGATAAAGGGCATCGGCAGCGGGTTGCCCGACGCCGTTGCCATGGTGGTGCAGATGTCTTCGTCGTACATCGGGCCCCACAGCTTCATCGCGCGGATCAGGACGGCCTGCAGTTCCGTGGGCACGGTGAAGCCACCGGCGCTGTTGGTGCCAACCGTCTGCACCCGTTTTTCCACTTGCTGAAAGCCCTGCTGCAGCACGCTGCGGGCCTCGGGGCGCATGTCGCCGGTGGCACCGCCAGCGGCAAGCCATTCGCGGAACGCTTCGCGGTAGGTCACCGGCTGTCCCTCATCGCTGCCGCGCCCTTCCTGGCCCAGCAGCGGGCGGCGCGGGTCGGGGGCGGTCAGCGCGTTCTGCACCCGCGCCAGACGGTCTTCGCGGTCGATCACGCCCTGCAGGCGGTCGAAATCTTTCATCATCGCGTCAAATTCGGCGTTGATCTCCCCGGCCCGGTCTTCGGGCGTCTTGTCGGTGATCTCTTCCAGTTTGGCGCGGGCATTGGTGTGAATGCGCGCCTGCTGCTCCCGCAGCTCAATGATCCGGGTCATGCTTGTCTCCTGTGACCGGTTTCGGGGGAATAGGCTTTCGGCGCGCCGCCGTTCAGCCGTTCTCCGCGCCGCGAAGGCGCAGGTTCATTTTCATCCGGTGGCGCAGGGCCGCCGAATTGAAATTCTTGGTCCGTACCGCTGCCCGGTGCTGTTCCAGACTGCGCAGGCCGATGCTCGTCCCGTCAAAAGCGGGCGTGGTCACAATCGACACATCGAACAGGGCCAGCTTGCGGATCGTGCGGACCGGCATCGTGCCGGTTTCATCCCATTCCTGCAGTTCAGGAATAAAGGCGAAGGACATCTTGTCCAGATCGCCGCGCTTCATCTTCGGAACAATGCTTTGCACATCGGGATCGGTGCCATCCAGCACCGATTCCATGAACAATCCCGTCGCATCCTCGCGCAGCACCAGCGTGCCGGATCGGGTACGGGCGAGCGGAAGGCCCTCGTGATTGATCAGGAACACCACATCGTCGCGCCCGATGGCGTCCGCAAAGGCACCCGGGGCGATGATCTCCTGAAAAAACCCGCCAATATCGGCGGCCTGGTTGAACACTGCCGCATAACCTGAAACGCGGATGTCATTGCCATCCGCCCGGATGTCTGCGGCGATTCCGCCCCGGAATTCACGCTCCATCGTCTGTCCCCTGACTGGCCCCGGCAACCGGCTGCGAACCGATTGGCACCGTGGCACCCTGTATCAACAGCCTGTCGCCCTGCGGATCGCCGGGACGGTTTTCCATCTGACGCGCTTCATTCGGCGTCAGGATCGCGTTCTGAATTCCCTTCGCATAGCCTTCCATGCGGGTCTTGAAATCGCCGCGCAGCAGACCATCCATGTTCATTTCGACAAAGAATTCCCGGTCTGTCCTGCCGAACAGCTTCAGGTTCAACTCCTGTTCGAACGCCTCCACCCAGCGCTTCATCGTGTGCTTTACGAAATGCAGATCCTGCTGTTCCGTGTTGCTGAACGTGCCATGCGACAGGTCCTGCAGAAAGGTCGGCGGCAGCGAATAGATGCGCCCGAACTCTTCAATCAGGAACCGCTTCAACTCGATCAGCTGCGATTTGGCGGCATCTGCACCCAGCGGCTTTATGTCCAAACCGCTTGGCAGGATCAGCGCCTGACGCCCTTCCTTTGCCGCCTTCCGCGTGGCCTCTTCCAGGTCTTTTCCCGCCGCCTGCATCGACCGCCCGGACTGGAAATTCCCGGTCACGGCAAAGGGCGGCACCCCGCCATTCTGGAAAAACCGGCTGCCAAACCGCGTGGCGGCGATGGCCAGGGCAATCACATCCCGGTTGGTCGCGATGGGGCCATAATGCGACAGCCCGTCTTCGCGCAGCATGAACGGAATGTCGATAATCTCTGTTGCCGCGTAGGTGATCGTTTCCGATCCGCCCTTCGGCTTGTATTCGTACAGCTTCTTTCCCTTTGGCGTGCGCCGGATTTTCACCTTGCCGGGTTCCAGCGGCCAGATGTTGATCACCTCTCGGCTGGCGCTCCGTTCGATGAAACTCAGGCCCCGGCCACCGGTCATCACCCGCTCGAAAAGATACTTCCGCCACTCGAAAGAGGACTGCTCATCATTCGGCGCGTCATGCAGCAGCTTTGCCAGCTGGCTGTCCGTCACCCGTTCGCGTCCGCTGTCCGTCCGGCGGAACAGGTTCAGCGGCAGACCGGCCAGCGTGCCGGGAATGAAGTTCACGGCGGCAAAAATCGCCGGAACGCTTAAGGCGTTTTCCGTCGTCACGACAATGTCGCTGGCCGTCTGCATCAGGTCGAGGCCCATCAGACGCAGAAAATCATTATCCGCCGGTGTGGCCGTGGCCCCGGTGGACGATGCCCGGCTCTCAGCCTGACGGCTGCCGCCAAACTCCATGCCGAAAATCTTCATCACATGGCCATCCGGTACTCAGGATCGGCATCCCATGGCGTCACCACCATGCCGCCCGCCTGCGGATTCCGCGCCATCAGCGCAAACGCGTTGAATCCCGCCATCAGCGGGTCGATCTTGGCCTTGCCTGCCGTCTGTTTCGTGATCTGCACGGCATTCCCTTTCTGTTCCGCACGGGCATTGCCCAGCACCCAGGCCATCATCGGCTGCCCGCCGTGGCGGTACGTGCCATCCATCAGCTTGCGTTCCATGCCCCAG